ATGCTCATGAGTTTGGCGCGATTCATACGACGGACTGGTCAGGAGTTCGCGAGGGATCCATCTCAGAGATTGCTGGCAACTCGACCTTAAGTTTGAGAATGGCGAAAGTTCAATCGATCACTGATGTGAAATCCTACGGGCAAGGAAATGACGAGCTCTTATTTGGGGCTTCGAATTATTTTCTCGATAATGCCTCTGAGCCAGCGAGAATCGTTCTGAATTATGGAGCGACTTGGCCAACAGACTTAAGGCAAGTAAATGCTCTCAAGATAAGATTTGTGGCAGGATATGGATCAAGCCCGACGAGCGTCCCTGCTCCAATTATCTCAGCGATTAAATTCCTTGCAGGGCATTTTTACGAAACGGATTGCGATTGCGAATCGATCAGCAAGTCAATATTCATGATGCTTAATCCATACAAGGTAATTATTCTGTAGAGGTTTTATGGATTGCAGTTTGCTAAGGCTTGACCGAAAAATTTCAATCCAAGAACTTATCAAGTCACCTGATGGCCAAGGCGGCAAAGAGCAATCATGGCAGGAAATTTTTTCTACATTCGCTAATCTCAAGCCGATGTCAGCTAATCAAGTCTTATTCAGCGCGAATCTCCAGCACCGAGTCACCCATAAGGTTTATATTCGTTACAGATCAGGATTAAATATCTCTCAGAGAATAATCTATGGAGAAAGAATCTTTCAAATAAGAGGGATCATAAATATCGACGAGAGGAACCGCTGGCTTGAAATCTCGACCGAGGAAGGAGCTGCCTCATGAAGATTTACGGAGAGATTGCAGGCCTTGCAAACCTAGAAGCCAAGCTCACAGACATGAGAAAGAGAAGCAAAAAATCAATGCTGGAAAATATAAAATTATCAGTTATCGAGATTCATTCAAATGCGAAGAGAAGCATCGCTCAAGTTTCAAAAGGCGAAGTCGTCACAAGGTATTCACCGAAAAGAACTCATACGGTTTCAAGGCCCGGCGATCCTCCGAATAGTGACACAGGAAGGGCGCTATCCTCGATTGCATTCGAAATAAACGAACAGCAGATCGAGGGAGTCGTCGGGTCTAATTTGAATTATTTGAAATGGCTCGAGTATGGAACTCTTCACGTAGCCGCTAGGCCATGGCTCTCGGTCGCCTTCGATAAATTTAGAATGAAATTCAAGAAAATATTTAACGTCAAAATCTCGGAGCTCTAATGGCCATTCATGTCTCTAGTCCATTGCAGAAAAAAATCTTCGAGATTCTCTCACAAGATATTGAATTGTCAGGAATGATCACTGGCATTTTTGATGTCGTTCCAGATGAGCAAAAATTCCCGTTCGTAATGATCGGAAAAGATTCTCTCAATGATTTCGGATCGCATACTGGCTCAGGCTTCGAAGGGAACTGCGACATTGACGTATATAGTCAAGCTCATGGATTGAAAGAGGCCAAGGAAATAGCCTCTCGGGTCTATAGCCTTCTTCATGAGATTGATCTTGCCTTAGAAGATTTTCCTACATTATCATTTCGTTGTGATATCCTTGATGTATTTAAAGAGCCTGACAATAGAACCGTCAGGGGATTATTGAGATTCAAAATTTTGCTCGGAGGTAATTAATGAGTGGTGAAAAGGGCGGCAAAGATTTGCTACTAAAAATTGAAACTTCAACTCCAACTGTCTATGCGACATTAGGCGGCCTTCGAGCGAAAACAATGTCGATCAATGCAGAAGAAATTGACGTAACGAATCATGATTCAAATCAATTGAAAACCTTGCTCGATGGAGCAGGGATTGTCTCTTTCGCATTGAGCGGCTCAGGAGTTCATAACGGCGATGGAGCGACATTGAATAGAGCAGAAGATCGCTGCCGATCTCAGGCGCTCACAAATTTTCAAATCACAGATGCAGGAGGTCGCACTTACACAGGCCTTTTCAAGATCGTCACTTTCGAAAGAACTGGCGAATATAATGGCGCTCAAACTTATTCAGTTTCATTGTCTTCATCTGGCGATTTCGTAGTTTCATAATAGGAGTATTTATGGCGCAGCTTTCAATTCAAACAGTAACCGAATCAGGGATACTTCATACATTTGCCAATGCCGATACTGGTGCAGGCGATAAGTTTAAAAACTTCACTGGCAAGGTTTTTCTTTTATTGAAAAATACTGGCGGCAGTTCTGCAACTGCAACCATCAACGCGATTCCTACTTCAAAAAATGATCCTGAATTGGGTCTTCTGTCTAAGGCTGATGTTGCTGTCGCCTTGGCTGCTGGAGAGGAAAAAATTGTCGGCCCTTTCAAGAAAGGCGCTTTCAATGATTCTGCTGGCGATGTCTCTATCGCTTATACTGGAGCTGGTGCTGCTGACGTTGATGTCGCTGCATTTTTATTGAATGAATAGCTTCGTAGGCGAGAGAGAGATCACGTTATGCGATAATGTTCTCTTGATGCGTCCAAGCTTCGAAGCTCTCGTTGAGATTGAATCGAAAAGCAGGCCATTAACTCAGATCATTACCGCATTTGCGAAAGGCGACTTCAAGATCACTGATGTCGCTGCGATCGTTTTCTGCACATCGAAAGCAGGGACTAAAGATTTCATTCTAACATTCCAAGAGATTGGCGAGATGATTCTCGCTGAGGGCTTGATGAATGTAGCTCCTGCTGCCTTCGAAGTAATCTCAAACGTTCTTTCTGGCGATGATTCTCGCAAAAAAAAAGTCGCCGACATTCTCATTCTCAAGAAGAAGTAAAAGCCTCGATAGAGTGGAACAAATTCTTTAAAGTAGCAGTGGGCGAGTTAAAAATTCAGCCTTCTCATTTTTGGAATATGACTCCTCTTGAGTTCTGGTACTTGCTCGAGGAACCGGAAGAGAGTTATCCTAGTATTGAATGGCTCGAGGAAATGCAGAAAAAATTTCCCGATAAGGAATAACAATGGCGACCTTAGAAGAATTAGTTGTAAAACTCAAAGGAGATATAAGCGACTTCGAATCGAAGATGCAAAAGTCTTCAAAGATCGCAGAAGCTCAGACTGGGAAAATCCAAGGCTCTTTCAAGAAGCTCGGATCATTTATCGGGAACGGATTGAGCCAACTCACATCAATGCAGTCGATAATTGGCGCGGTCGCAGGAGCTGCAGGATTAGTTGCGCTCACTAAAAGCGCGCTTGATACTGCTGGCGCGCTCAATGATATGTCTGTCAATACTGGACTAACGACAGGCTTCTTGCAGGAGATGAAATACGCGGCCGGCCAAGTAGGTATAAAGCAAGAAGAATTAAATTCATCCTTAATGAAATTCAATAGGAATGTCGGAGAAGCTGCTGGAGGAAATAAAGCCTTCCTCGATCAATTCAAACAGCTCGGCGTAAACATAAGAGATGCAAATGGAAATCTGAGATCAAATGAATCCATCTTTATGGATGTCTCTCAGGCGATAAAAGAAACGAATAGCGAATCAGAGAAAGGCGCTGCGCTCATGGGCCTCTTTGGGCGAACTGGCGGCAAGTTCGGAGCACTATTCGCAGAAGGCGCAGATGGCATCGAGAAGATGCGAAAGAATGCTCGAGAGCTTGGAATCGTAATTGATGCCGATCTCATCAAGAAAGCCGACGAAGCTGGCGATAAGATCGACACTCTCAGCTCGATCATGATGGCGAAATTGAATACAACATTACTTCAATTGGCCCCATCGATCGTATCTGTTACTGATAAGCTTATCGACCTAACCGTCCTAGCAAGCAAGGGATTCCAAGGGAAGCTATTTGAAGATAGCGATGCCGAACGAATTGAAGATATAAAAGAAAAACTTTCTCAGCTTAATAAGCAGATCGAGAAAGGGCCAACATCATTCGGGATGACTCCAGCAGTTTTTGAGGCTAGGAAGCTAGAAGTAATTGCTCTCGAAGCCGAGCTTAATGGCCTTGAATCAAAAAATGCATCTGTGGCCGAGAGTGAAGTCGCTGCCGCTGCCGCAGCAAGCGAACACGCTCGAGTTTTATCAGCTCAGACCGAAGAAAATAAGAAGCTGAATAAGTCTCTCGAAGATCGAAAAAAATTGCAAGAAGATGCATCCAAGATCGTCGGTCAAGCAACAGGATCAGGGAAGGTCTCTCAGATAGAGGAAGAATTAAAAACTCTTGAGAAGGCGAAAGAACAGAAGATCGGAATCGAAGAGCAAACAAATCAGGCCATTCTCGCCAAGCAAGTCGAGCTCCATGAAGCGCAGAGAGATATGCGCCAAATGGAAATGGATTCCTTGCTCGAGCGTAACGAGCAATTGAGAGAACTAGATGCTGAAAAATTTGCTGCCGAGATAGAGCAAAATGCAGCAAGAGCAGAAGAGCTATCCTTGATTGAAGAAGGAATGGAGCAGCGAAAAATTGAGAGCAAGGGAAGGCTTGCTCAGGCGAATGAATTCTTCGCCAGTCAAGAAATGATGACTGTGCAAGATGGCCTTACTAATTTAACCGCATTGATGCAGACAAAAAATAAAGAGCTATTCGCTATCGGCAAGGCCGCTGCCTATGCAAATGCAATCATCAATACCTCTCAAGGTGTGACGAAAGCTCTTGCTCAAGGCGGGATTCTAGGTCCTGCTCTTGCAGCAACAGTCGTCGCGGCCGGAGCAGTCCAGATCGCGACTATCTCTGCTCAGAAATTAGCGACCGGTATCGATGAAGTCCCAGGCACAGGAAACGCTGACAATTTTCCTGCACTTCTGCAGCCCGGCGAAAGAGTCGTCCCAAAGCAAACCAATAAAGATTTGAAGCAATTTCTTTCTGGAAACGGGAAGGAAGGAACTAAAATAGTAAACAATTTCAATTTCGGAACTATCATGGGCGGCGAAGAGAGCGCGATGCGAATCGTCGAGCTCATAAATAACGCAATCGAGAAAAATGG